AGACTTCGCAGCGTGGTGTGAATGCTGCGCGTGGACGTACCGCGTGAAGGAGATCGATGCGACCGGACGCGAGCGCCCGGTCACCACACCGCACACACCGTTCATCCTGTGGGACTGCCAGCGCGATGCTGCGAGCGAGATCGTCGCTGCTGTGCGTGATGGTCGTGACGTTGTGGTGCGGAAGACCCGCGACATGGGAGCGTCGTGGCTGCTGTGCGCCGTCGCCGTGTGGGGCTGGATGTTCCACGGCTGGCAGTCGCTGCTCGTCAGTCGCGTCGAAGACCTCGTTGACCGGACGGGCGACCCCGACTCGCTCTTCTGGAAGGTGGACTACCTCGTCGCTGGTCAGCCCGAGTGGCTGCTCCCGGCGAAGCCCGAGCGCTTCGCCAAGGGCGGCGAGTGGCGGCAGCACATGATGCTGCGTCACCCGGACAGCGGCGCGACCATCGCGGGACAGGCAAGCACCGAACACATCGGGCGCGGCGGTCGCCGCACGCTCGTCCTGTTCGACGAGTTCGCCGCGCTCGACCACGCCGACGCTGCATGGCGCAGCGCAGCCGACTGCTCGTCGTGCCGCATCGCGTGCAGCACGCCCATCGGCGCGGGAACGGAGTACGCGAGGCTCGTCAGCACGGCACGCACCACAGGCGAGCCGAGGCTTGTCGAGTTGATGTACTGGCAGCATCCCGAGAAGGGGCGCGGCGCGGTGCAGCGCGTGGACGAGGACGGCAGCGTGACCGGGTTCGCTGGCGCGACCTACACATGGACACCGTGGCTGTCCGACCAGTTGCGTCGCCGTGATCGCATCGACCTCGCGCAGAACGTCTTCGCCGAGAGCGTCGGCAGCGGCGCGTCGTTCTTCGCATCGCACATCGTCACGCAGCACCGCGAGGAGTTCGCGAAGACCGCGAAGCGCTGCGAGATCGTGAACGGCAAGTTGGAGCCGCAGCCGCAGGGACGATGGCGCGTGTGGGTTGCACCTGATCGCGTGTGTGAGTATGTGGTGTTCCTTGATCCGTCCTACGGCACGGGCAGCGCGAACGCTGCGGCGTGCGTGATGGACGCGAACAAGCGCGAGACCGTCGCCGAGTTCGTCGATCCGAACATCCCGCCATACGACCTCGCGCTGGAGATCGCGCAAGCCTGTCGCAAGGTGTGGCGCGGCAAGCGCGAGCCGCTGATCGGCTGGGAGACCAACGGCCCCGGCGCGTCGATGCAGCACGACTTTGAGCGTGCCGGGTGGCGCAACATCTACCGCCAGCGTCAGGAGGGGACGGCGACGGAGCAGCGCACCATGCGCGTCGGCTGGACGAGCAGCAAGCGTGCGAAGCGTGCGTTGCTCGGCAACCTGTCGCGGCAGATGGCGCAGGGCGAGTGCATCGTCCGCAGCGAGGAGTGCCTCGACGAGATGCTGGAGTATGTGGTGCTGGACGATGGCAGCATCGAGGCCGGGTCGCGTCGCGACGAGGCGAGCGGTGCGCGTGAGTCGCACGGCGACCGCGTCATCGCGCTCGCTGGTGCGATCATGTTGTGTGATGAAGTGGGGCAGCCGATCCCCGAGAAGCCCGAGTACGGCGAACACACGCTCGGGTCGATCCTCAAGCACGAAGAGGTACGCAATGGCTAGGAAGCGTGGACCGTCGCTCGCAGTCGGGCGCGGCGAGAAGTTGCCTGTTTCGCAGGGCGCTGGGCTGACTGCGAAGGGCAGGGCGAAGTACAACCGTGCAACGGGCAGCAAGTTGCAAGCCCCGACGAAGGACAAGGACAACCCGCGCCACAAGTCGTTCTGCGCTCGGTCCCGGTCGTGGACCGGGGAGCGCGGCAAGGCTGCACGCAAGCGCTGGGGCTGCTGATCATGGCGAAGAACTCTCTCGTCGGCAACATCAACCGTCGCAAGCGTCTTGGGATCTCGCGCCCCAAGTCGAAGTCAACCGTCAGCGCGAAGTCTTACGCCGCCATGAAGCGCGGCTGGAAAGGCAAGTGATGCCGAAGGTCGGAAAGAAGTCGTTCCCGTACACCACGAAGGGCAAGGCGGCTGCGAAGGCGTTCGCCAAGAAGGTCGGCAAGAAGATGACCAAGGGCAAGGGCTACTGATGCCGTTCAAGTCGAAGGCGCAGCAAGGCTTCATGTTCGCGAAGCACCCGAAGATCGCGAAGCGCTGGGCGAAGGAGACCCCGCGCATGAAGTCGCTCCCTGCGCGTGCGAAGAAGAAGGGAGGTCGCAAGTGAAGGGCAAGAAGAAGGGCGGCAAGAAGTGCTGATCCGCTGCAACGGGAACGTGCTGATCCCTGTCTCGCGCATCGACAAGTGCGAGGACCGGGGCGACACCATCGTCGTGTACATCGATGACGAACGCCACTACGCAACTGGCGAAGACGCGGAGGTGATCCGCTCGCTCGTCGCGCACAAGGCAACACAGCAGCCGCAGGCTGCAAAGGAGAAGAGTCATGTACGGCAAGAAGAAGGCATCTCGTCCATCCCCGTCTTCCCGCAAGGGCGGCGGCGCAATGGCGCGTCGCGGTGACGGTGGTCACGCTGGCGGCGGCATGGGCGGCGGCATGGGCGGCGGAATGGGTGGAGGCAAGAAGGGCGGCTATCACCGCAAGGGAGTGCGTTGAGCCATGCTCAAACTTGATCTGCATTCGCTGATGCGCGAGGTCGAGGCGGCGGAAGACTTCCGCGACCAGCATCTGTCCGAGTGGCGAAGGCTGATCGAGCGATTCCACGGTCCTGCCTACCGTGCAATCGACACCCATGAGGATGACCCGGAGAACTTCGTGCATGAGTATGTGGCGCTGCTGCTGCCGCGCATCGTGCATGACTCTCCGAAGATCCGAATCAAGAGCGCTCGCCCGGTCACGCAGTCGATGAGCGCCGGGATCCTTCAGGTCGGCATCAACCGTTGGTGCAAGATGACGAAGGTTCGGAACACGCTGGAGCGCATCGCCACCGATATGTTGCTGGCCTACGGGGTCGGCATGGTCGTGAACGAGCCGCGCAAGGGCTACCGGGAGATCGACGGCGGCGAGCCGTTCCTTCCGCGCCTGTACCGCATCAGCCCGGATCGGTTCTTCATGGACCCGGCTGCGACCAACACCGAGGATGCTCGGTACATGGGTCATTGCTGGGTGATCGACCGCGACGATCTGCTGGAGCAAGCAGAGCGCGAGGACGGGTGGGACAGCGAGATCATCAACCGCGTCGCCGACAACAGCGGCGTGGACGAGGTGCGCGAGGGCTACTCGGGCAAGCGCGAGATCCCCGACCGACAGGAACTTGTGGTGTACGAGGTGTTCGTGCCGGAAGTGCGGGACGAGGACATCGAGGAGATCGACGAGGCGCTTGGCGCACAGGTGTTCAGCGGAACGATCTACACGATGATCAAGGGGCAGAGCGCGGACGGCAAGAAGTCCGATGCCGGGTTCGCCCGCAAGCCGCGCCCGTACTACGGCCCGCGCACGGGTCCGTACACGGTGTTCGGCGTGTACACGGTTCCCGACGATCCGTACCCTCTGTCGCCGATCATGGCGCTCGTCCCGCAGATGGACGATGTCAACCACCACCTTCGGTCGATGCGCTACAGCGCCAGCGCGTACAAGCGGCTGATCGCGGTGGACAGCCGGAACGCGAAGTTGGCGCAGGACATCAGGGACAAGGACGATCTCTATGTGGTGCTGGCTGACGGCATTGATCCGACACAGGTGGTTCCCATCGAGATCGGCGGCATCACTCCTCAACAGGTGCAGTACTCGGCGATGGCGCAGGACAGGCTGGACCGGGTGTCTGGCATCCACGACGCGATGCGAGGGAACATCACGGGCCAGCCGACCGCTACCGAAGTCAGCGTTGCGGAAAGCGCATCGGGGATGCGGATGGCGCACCTGAAGCGCCAGTTTCAGGAGTGCGTGAACGAGTCCATGCGGAACGTCGCGTGGTTCCTGTTCCATGACCGCAAGGTGGTGTTCCCGCTCGGCGAGGACGGCGTGCCGATTGTCGGCGAGCCTGAACCGATGTTCAGCGCCAGCGCAATGGTCGGGGCGTTTGATGACCTCGACCTCGACATCGAGGCGATGAGCATGGAGCGCGTCAGCGACATCGTGCTTCAGAAGCGCTCGCTGGAGATGCTGCAACTCGTCGGCACGCTGTCGCAGCAAGTCCTCGCGGCTCCCCATGTCAAGTGGCGCGAGGTGATGTCGATGGTCGGCGATGCGATGAACATCCCGAACCTCGGAGACCTGATCGACCAAGCCCGTGTGATGCAGATGCAGCAAGGTGCAGGGCAATCACCACAGGGCGCTGGAGAGAACCCCCTCGCACAAATCCTTGCACGAAACAAGGCGAAGTGACAATGCCAAGTTACGCTTTCATCGACGAGTCCACGGGAAAGTCCTGCGAACTGGTGTTCGCGATGAAGGACGCTCCCCCGATTGGAGCAACCGTCGAGGTTGATGGGAGGCGACTCGTCCGCGTCGTATCCGACTTCCAAGTCGATCCGGCCACCAACAGGTCGCAATACCCCTATGTGAGCAGTTCGCTCCCGCGCCGTTTGGCCGGGTGCAAGACCACCGCACATGGGAAGCCCATCATCGAGTCGCGCCGCCATGAGCGCAATGTCATGGCACAGCACGGGTACGAGAAGGAATAGGACACCATGAGTGAACCCGAAATCCAGAACGAGGACACCGAGGTCGAAACGACCGAGGATATCGCAACGCCCGTAGCGGCATCGAGTCGGCGCGACGCTGACGATGATGTCCTCGACAGGCTCTTCGCCGATGCCGACGAACCCGTCGAAGCACCGGAACGCGAGGAGCCGAAGACCGTTTCGGCAAGCCCGGAACGAGAGCGGTACGCAGCCGTGCTGAAGCGCGACGGCGTGCCGGAAGAGGTCATCGCTTCCATTTCCGAGGACACCCTTCGCGCTTGGGCCGACAAGGCATCCAAGCGGCAGAAGGATGTCGATGGATACGGGAAGAAGATGGCTGATCTTGAGAAGCAGTTGAAGTCTGGCGCGAAGCAGGAGCCGCCGGAAACCGATTCCGATTCGGAGGACGATGTTGACATCGAACCCGCCGCAGAGGACAAGGAGACCGAGCAGGAAGACCCGTTCGCGGAGATCGAGGAACTGCTCGGCGACGATGCCGCAAAGCCGCTCAAGGCGATGCGTGCGGAACTCGCCGAACTTCGCAAGCAGCAGTCCGCTGCTGCGGAGCAATCGTTGCTTGCACAGGTCGATTCGGCGGATGCGTACTTCCGCTCGCAGTACGGGGCCAATGCCCCCGACCGCGAGGCGGTGGTCGCAGAGATGAATCGGCTCGGTGCGGCGAACCCCGGAACCTACCGAACCGTCATGCACCTCGCCGAGGAGGCTTACGCCAGCCTTGCAGGGAAGTCGGTCGCCAAGCCGGATCGAAAGAAGGTTGCTGGTCAGCCGACCGCCGCGAAGACCGTTTCGCGGACGGAACGCCCCCGCACCCCTGTCGATGCGGAGGACGCGATCCTCGATGCCCTGCTGTCTGGGAAGTCTCGCGACGAAGCCATGCGGCTGATCAGAAAGTGAGCGCACAATGCCCGGAACCCCTATCCAGACCTTCAATGACTTCATGGCCGCTACTGGTCCCACCTACCTGACCAGCGCGGATGCAGTCATCAACGAGGCCGTCAAGAACACCTACGCCTTCTCTCGCCTCCTCAAGGACAAGACGAGCGAAGCGACTGTTCAGGGCGGCAACGAGATCCGCGATGTCATCATGTTCGATGATGCATCGACCTACGACCACTACCTCCCGAACGACACCTTCAACTGGCGCAACAATCAGGTGCTTGACACGATCAAGTGTCCGTGGCGCTTCAGCCTCGATCACATGGCGTGGACCGACCATGAGGTCGAACTGAACTCGGGCGAAGGCTCGGGCCGCGACTATGTGAAGGCGCAGTACAAGCGCCTCAAGCGCCAGAAGGAGCAGCGGATGTGGACTTCGCTGCTCAACGGGTTTGAGAACGACCTGTGGGCCTCTCCGTTCGGCAACTCGTCGGAGATGGAAGCCGCTGGCGGCAAGTTGCCGTACTCGCTCCCGTGCTTCATCAACGAGACCCCTGACTTCAACAACGCTTTCGGCGTTCGTGGCGGTCTGCCCCTCGGCTGGTCAACGATCATGGGTCTCGCGAACAACGCGACGAACGGCGATGTCGCTGGCGAGGATCGCTGGACGAACCAGATCTCGTACTACGACCCGACTCCGGGTACGTCTGGTCCGAACCTCCCGATGACCCAGTACACGGGCATCGAGAACTGCCGCGTCAACGGTCAGACCTTTAACGCCACCATCGGTGGCCTGATCACGGCGTTCGACGAGATGTTCCTCAAGTGCGAGTTCGTCCCGCCCAGCACGAAGCAGGAGTACTTTGAGAAGCCGACGCTCAACCGCCAGATGATCCTCTGCTCG